GTCAACGATTAGATATAGTCCATCACAACTTTTTTGATAGCTAATCACAATATCAATATGCTGTTGTCGTCTACAAATTGTAGTGTAGTCTGGCGCTATCCAATTTAACCCACAAAGATGGATGAGACTTTGAACAAAGCCAGTGACCATGCGTAAAGATAATCGAAAGAGAGATTTAATCATTAGGCAGCATTGGATAGCTGCGTCGGAGTAAGTTTGATTTCGTCCTTGTTTGCCTTTTGATGGGGCATACCATTGCGTAGCAGGATCAAACCAAATGGCAATATTTCCACGATTAATGAGAGCTCGGTTATATGAAGACCAATTGGTTGTGCGATAAATTTTTGGTGTCGACTTATTCATTTGAAAATTATATTGTGGAATAAGCCTTTAGAGATAGGTTTGTGCAACAAAGCCTATTAGGATTAAAAAAGTTAGCTAATAATAACAAAAACATCGATAAAAATATTAATATAAAAAATTTATTAAACTTCACAGATAGGTCTCCTTTTCATTTTCATATTATCCATGTTAATTGATAAGAATACTATAGGGCAGCCTTAACCACCCTGCGGAAAATTCGACAAAACTTCCAACATATCATCCTCGTCATCATCTGAAACGGTAATAGCTGGCGGAGTTTCATCAATACCCATAAATGCTTCCAAAATACGACAAAGCCGTTGTATCCCTATATGCGCGGGAGGGTTACTTTGCTGATACGCACTTAATGCTCTTAATCTAGGCAGGTCCATTTCATTACGTACATAGTCGTAATCTTTACCTATCGTTAGTACTAAATGCGTGTACAGCTCCTCCCAGTTTATTCCCCCGAGCTTTCACCTGCGGGTTTACCTGTATATTCCAAGCCAGACGTTTTAGTTACTAGGGCTAATACTTCTTCCATGTTACCCATATCTAAGAGCTCATCAGAAACATATTCACGGGTAATATCCGGGTAATTCCGTTTTAAACAAACATGAGCCATATCCACGATTACAGATGCTGGAACATTGTTTGAGCTTAATTGTTCTTGGAAACGCTCAATCGTACCCAATGGTGCTGGAGCAAAAATCCAAGTCTGACCAGCAATTTCTTTACTATTACCACGTGGGTTATCAACTTGCTTAAATTGCATTTGGCATTACTCCGATAAATCGATTTTGAAAACACGGTTAAGATCGTCAGCCATTGGCTGGAATTCAAACTCAGGAATGTCGTAATCGTCCTGTTTTGAACTGAATCCAAGTTTGTTACTGGTGCAACGGAAGAAATTCATGTGCATGAACTTGCCTTTGTAGTCACGTTGCAGGTCAACGGCAAACTCTGGCGTATAGCCCATGTCTAGGTTTGAAACGGTGATTGACTTAGCACCCGCTACCATTGCTGAATAACGGAAGTTAATAAATACCGTTTTACCTGCATCGGCAGCAGCAAATGTATAAGCACCGGTTGCTGCATCTACACTGTATTGTCCGGTTGTTGGTGCCGAAGATACACGTTTAAGTGGGATTGCTTTAGCATCTGTTACGCCTAGATCCTTTACATATGTACCGCTGTTAGGAACAACCGGTGTAACAATACCACCAGCCGGAATAACTTCACCATTAATGGTTTGGGAAACTGTTTCGATTCCACCTTCAGCAACAACACCACCGAAGAAAATGGAATTTAACAAAGTACCATTAATACGCCCGAAAGAAGCTTTACATTTAATGGTACCTTTACCACGCGCAGCATCTACAGCGAATTGACCACGACCAAAAAGCTCTTTTAAGTCATAGCTAATATCCACACCAACGGATTGCATCACCCCCACTTCAACTGGGGTGGGATTACTAATCGGTTGCCCGTATACATCTTGAATCGGTGTAGCAAAGATCTTGCCGGCACCAAATAAATATTGAGACATTTATTTTGACCTCTCTAAAATGACAAAACCGCCATTGAGGCGGTCATAAAATGAATATTTTGTTAATTGGTTGTGAGGATCCGGATAGGAATAATGGCAATCGCCTGATCATCCAGCATGTTTTCTACTGCTTCATATACTTCTATCGTACCTTCTATCCAGCAATGCTCTACCAAACCACCTAAGGTCTGACACTCATTAAAATCTGGATGGTCCGGCTGAATTGCTTCACGTACACGATCGATGAATATATTCATCTGCGATGATGGCGGCTTTGTAGTGTCCGATTCATGAATATAGAGATAAACCTCAGCAGCAAGTTCAACTTTTGAATCTAAACCATGTACCGGGACTTCTTGCTGATTGCCTTGTGTAATAAACATGGCTGGACGCTGTTCTGGTGTTACATGGTTAAAGTGACGTAAACGGCGACTTACCGTAATCAATCCTTCTACCCTTGTGCTTAACCTTTCAAACAACGCCTGATAGATTGCTTCGCTATCCACCTGCAATACCTCGCTCAATTGCTGCATCAATATTTTTCGGCACAATCTTGGCCACAATATCCAGCGAATCACGCATAAACCGCAATTCTCTAAAACGAACATTCCTAGAATGGGCCTTAATATTGACCTGAACCGGTGAAATAGGTCGGCCAAAAGCCTGCTTAATTGTCCTTAGGTGTGCTTTAACACCCAAAGCTCCATTTAGACCAAATTCATGTGCAGGTGCATAAGGTACCAAAGCACCACCAGCTCCTACAGTTCCCTCTATCGAATCCTTTTCATCATCCACCTTTGATGAAACAGATCCACGCAAGCGGCCAGACTGTACGTTCAGCCGTTGGCCACTCAACATATCTTCCTGAACAATCCGCTGTAAGCGCAAAGTAAGAGCGTTAATCGTGCGTCTTATTTCAAGCCTAACGCGATCATTCATCTCATCAAAGTTGACTTGGCTATCAACACGATAATCGCTCATAACTTAATTACTCTTTAGCAGATGCCGCCGATTTCTTTGGCTCAACAACTTCAACATAACGCTCAAAACCTAAGGGCTTTAAAATATGGATAATGTCATCATCAGATTCTAAAACGCCGTTTTTTATATCTAGGTTTTGCCCAGCAATAACGAGTTTGGTTGGCTTATAACCTTCTGGTGCCTGATATTTAAAAGGCATGGGATTCTCCTATACAACAAAGGCACCCACACCTAAACGGTTAGGGTTTGTGCCTTCATCATCAATTGGAATGGAATTTTTTAACGCAAGATAGCGCTGGCCATACATGCTGAGATCATAGAAAGCTTCTTTCGATGAACGTGAATAACTCACACTTTGGCCAGCGATCGTCATGCTTGAGGCGGTACTAAAAGCAGCACCATTGCCACTTGCAGTACCAACTTTAAGGATATGTGCTGCATACAGACCTACAGCACGTTCCTTTAATGCCCCGAACTCAATTTGAGAAACAATCAGATCCGCTTCTTCTAAAGCATCCTGAATTCTTGCATCTGGCAAAGACATTAAACTCGAATCAGTCGAGAACTTTTCACGAAACGTTTGTACGTCCATAGATCCACCTTATTCTTTAGCCTGAGCTAACTTAGCTTGTAGCTGCTCAAGTGTTTCATCGTCACTGAACGTTACTTCAAGTTCTGTTAATTCAGCTTTCACGGTGGCCAAAGCAGCTTCTTCTGCAGTTTTTGCCGCATCACCTGCTGCATCGTTTTGTTTACCGCCTTTACCACCACGGCCACCGGTTTTACCACCTGCCTTTGGTTCTTCATCTGGGATTTCCTGAACTTCGAGCTCACCTTTTTCAACGAGTGATTTAAAGGCTTTACCTTTTGAAATACGTGTGAGATCCGAAGCACTAACTTGTACGGTTTGGCCTTGACCGACCTGAATTCCATCAAAAGAAAAAGCGGCCTGAGAGCCGCTGTAAGTAATTTTTGGCATGTTTAGTTATCCTTATTCAACATCGTAGTAGCGGAGAGAATCGACACGTTTTAAATAGACACCTTCATACATATAGTGTCCCGGTGTACGCATCACATAATTGATAGGCTGAGCGGCCAAGAATTCCAGTTCATTACAACGGAAAGTAATACAGCTCGGATCACGGCGATAAATAATACTGCGGTCAGTACCACCTTCACCTTTACCTTCAAGCGTACTTTCAGAAGTGAATGTCAGTGTTTTGCCTTGCATTGCAAAGGTGTTCTTTTCCTTAATGTATTCAAGGAAAGTTTTACCCGCTGAATCTGGAACGATACGGCTCGCAAGAATAGTGAACTTATTCTCAGGCATCACGAAAGTATCTGGTTGAATACTTCCATCGAACTTAGAGGCATTAGAAGCACCTTTAATTGCCTTATTGATATCGGCAAGAATGACCTCTACTGTAGCAGTCGTATAATCTACCGTAGAAGTAATCACCTCAACACCTGTTTGATTATAGAAGCCTAGCAAACCAGTTTCAGGCTCGCCAAACCAAGCGACATCACTCATGTGGTTTTCATAGGCCAATCGAGCTGCTGCAACTTTGTCAGTGGTTAGCTGGATACCTGCTTTTAAAGCTGCTGCTGCATCAAAAATACTGATTTCATAACCAATAACACCAGGCTGTACAGTGAGTTTTACTTCATCGTAAACAACCTCTGCTAATGGCACATCATTACCTTGACCTGAGAAGCGCTTACCACGTCCTACACCTCTCTTACGTTGCAAGACACTAGCCGAACCTATAACTGCACCTTCCAATCCTTCAATTGGTAAGTACTTTGCATAAGCTTGGGCTTCAGCAAGTTGGGGTGTCATTTCATCAATTGATTCAAGCTTTAATAATAACTTGGCAAAGTTATCTAAATTAAATGCATCCCCTACAGCGATTTGCACCCCATGTGCAACTGCTGATAGGCGGATTTTCATTTGTTCTAATTGTTTTGACATTGATTATGCTCCACGTAAACGAAGAATTGCTAATCCATCAGGACCAGTGATGGTTTCCCAAGAGGCATTAGGAAGTTCCGTAGAATCTAATGCTGCAGAAGAAAGTGAACCAAGTGGTGCTTGGGCAGTAGGGTTCGCAGTGCGTACATAAACCTTCGCATTGATATCGATCACTGGAGCTGAAGGCTTCACCCAGATAGAACCGATTTGCATTACAGGTGCACAGTCCTTAGCTTGATAAGCTTCTTTACCTAAGGCATTTTTTCCAGATTTACCCACGTGCTGAAAAACCACTACACCAAACTTTGTATTGGTTGCACCAGTTACCGCACTTACCGTTTTTCCGTCAGTAGATTGGACTACCACTTCGCCGTCGCTAACAACGCCTGTTCCAGCAACTGGCAAAGATAAAATTTCTTCAGGCATGTGCAGGCGAGCACGCATACCCGGAATAGCTTGAGGGGTTAAAGACATTTGCAGTTCTCCAGTTAATTAGAAACTTTGTTTCCAAGCTTCTTTTTTGTTGTTTGGTTTAGGCTCCCCATCTACTGGTTTACCGTCACCAGTTTTAACTTGCTGTTGCTGGTGAAGCGCATCACCTACAGGATTAGAAGGATGTGTACCCTTCACAGCGCAGAGTGCACGGAAAGTTGTGTCGATCTGCTCAGGCTTTGCATCACCTACTGATACGCTACCCATCAAAGCAGTTACTAATGCATCACCAGCTTTTGCAGCAATAACATCACGCTTGATTTGCTCACATGAGCAACCTTCAGTTTTAACTGTTGGCACCAATGCTTTAGCATCGGCAATCACAGCAGCACGCTCTGCAGCAGCTTGCTCAAGCTTTTCAGGCGTCATCTGGTTCTTTTCCAGATCACCTACTTTTTGCTCAAGAGCAGTTTTTTCAGTATGCAATTGATCTACGACTGCTTGAATTGCTCCAAGCTCATCACCGATAGAAAATTGCTTATCACCAACTTTAAGTTTTGCAGCCTTCATGTTTTCCAGCTGCTCTTGTTGCTGCTTTAATGCATCGGCCAGAGGCGTGTTATCGCCGATGTTAAAACGGATACCGTTTACAATTACTTCCATTGTTTTATTCCCCTTTGGTGGAGTTTGCTGTTTGTCACCGATGCGGCAATCACCACCACAACGGCCATACTTAACGAGTGCTACGTGATTGCCAATAAAATTGATAAATTTGGCTTGATACGGCGTACCATCTGGCGCCGTACCCTGCTCAACGATTAATAAGGCTCCATAGCCAAGCGACATTTCTAACCGCTCGTTGCTTTGGATCAGATCAATACTGATCTTGTCTTTAATGAGCAAATCACCCACCAGATAATCGCCTTCCTGTCGGACGTTCTCACAATAGCCAATGTGATAATCCTTCCAGTTAGATGCGTTAATTTCATTTTTAGGCGGGTGATAGTCTGTAGCGTCTACACCATTGAAGCTTTGAATAGCCTCAGGCTTAAAAAGCTCTTCTGGTGGCGTATAGACATTGATAACTTGATCAGCGGTATAACCTTCCAGTGATGGAAACTCATACGCATAGTACTGACGTACTTGAGGCGCTTTAGCTAAGCGAACATTGACGCATTTCAGATACCCCTCTTTGGTAAATGAACGTGTCGATTCACTTGGCGTAAAGTCACCTACCTTGAAGGGGTAAAGGTTTTTCATAAATTGCGCTCAATAAAAAACCACCCTAAGGTGGCTTTACCACTTTTAAAAATTAAGTTCTTGAATAGGTAACCGAAAAATCTTTGCCTGCACCCAAGTCGACACCATCAATAAAAATTTTTGTTTTAATGGGTTTAATATTTGGAGGCTGAAAATCTATCTTTTTGATACTTTCCACCACCTCTTGAAACTTTTCCGCAGCTTTACCCGCTGCTTTGGCCAAATTAGGAAACCCTTCACAGCAGGGCATTAACCACGGCGGCGTGAAGTCACCGCCAATTACTAGCCCACCTTTAACTAATCCCTGTGCTTCTAAACGGCGATAAAACCGTTTTTTATTAAACTTTTTACGCTTCATGTCCATAAACCCTTATTAATGGTATTAGGCTTTTAAAGCCATAATGATCGAATCTAATTTCCAAAGCAGAATGGGAATTGAGATTAAAAGAACAGACAAGAAAACCTTTTTCAAAGTGAGTTCTCGGATCTGATTCATTTGCTCTTGTGTCAATTTTTTAGAGCTTTCAACTCCATCTACTTTAACTAATGGGGGTGTACAAACAATCGGCGGAGTGGGTCTTCTTGGACCGTGGTCCTTCCCACACTTCCAGCATTTCTCGTTTGAACTAGTCAATTAAAATATCCTCATAATTAGGCAATGCTGTGCAACGACATCGGATAGGCTGACCGGGATGTCCACCGTCTGGCGGTGAATCCCATCTAAAGGTTTTACCCTGTTTATGCTGGTGGTCTGGCCTTACACGCTCATCTTTCGCCGTTTGCCATGTGTATGTCTCGACACCCATAGAAAGTTGTCTGGCTTGGTTAATTTGGCCGTTAATCTTGCCCATCTGATCACTAGCAATAAGACGTGCACGGTAATCAGTAGATAATCCTAATTGCTTAATAGCTTTGGCCAACTCTTCATTTGTTTGTCCAGTCTGCAAAGCATTTGTGATTAAAACTTCAAGCTTATCGGCATATTGCTGTGGAATGGACTTAATCAAACTGACATTAGCCGTAATGTTTAGATCTACCTCATCCTGAATATCAGCAGCTCGATAGAACGGCGTTAGATCCACACCAATAATCGTTTTAGTGTGCTCTGCAATTTGCTTGTCCACTTCCTTTTGGGTGTCAGTCACAACTTTTGTGGCCAACGGTCGCGAAACCTCAACAACATACTTTGTGAGCTTTTCCCTAAACGCCGTCATCATGTCTGAGAACCAAGCATCACCGATATTCTGGCCGACTGTAGGAATAACCAATTCTTTTGTTTGTTCCTGACAGTATTTTGAAATAGCCAGTAGTTGTCGTGTGTAATAAAGCTCTACACGGCGGTTTACGTGCACGGCTCTCGGCTTGGAAGCTTTACGACCTTTTTTACGTTTCTTCGCCTGCTGGAGGTGGGGTTTCAGGATCTGAATTATCGTTGTCATTAAGCTTCACCATTGTCTCAAGCTCTTTGATATGTTTTTCATCAATCACTGAATAAACACCATCAATAACAAGCTGTTTTGCTATCTGTGGCTCTGTAATAATGCCCATCTCTAAATATTTAGCATCCCGTTCTGCGTTAGCTTTCTCAACTTCAGAGCGGACCTTAGCGTCTAATTGCCATAACGGGTTAAATACTACGTCCAAACTTGGAATCTGACGTCCAAATGTAGTTTGAACAATCACTCTTAAAAGCTTCATCATGAAAGGCTTTAAGGACCATATTTGCTTGGTAGCAATACTGTCGTAATAGTTCCGAGTGTCATGCTCACCAGTCGCGTTCATACCTGCAGGTGATTGCCCAAATAAAATTGTATATGGCATATCGGCAGCGCCAGCAGCTTGAATTGAGAATTCACGCATAAGATCAGGCAAACCACCAAAGCTATAAGATTTAGAGTCGTACTCCTCATCCTTATCCAAAACGATCATACCGTTCAAGCCCTTAAGCAATCCGACACTAAGAAAACGTTCAGCTACGGATTTCATATCCTCTTTGATCTTATCGACCAAGTTAGGTGTTCTAATCACGTCAATTTTTGATTCATGGACCAGACTAGCAGTGGCTTTCTTTACGGCAGCATGATCAAGTAGATCCTCATAAACTTCCTGTAAGACACTTACCGGCTCTTCATTAACTACATCGGCATGGCCAAACTTATATAAGCGGGTATGGTGGATTCTTTGAGTTGATTTCCCGTCCAGCTTTAACTTATAAAATTCAGGCTGCTTTAAGAGTCCACCTGCCTCTTTAGGCGATAAATATTTACTGGTATCAGCTTCAATGTACTTTTTCTTAAGCACCGTGAAAAACTCTAAACGACCGATGCCTAACTTGTTTAAATCGAACGGTTGATCCAAGTCACCGCCGTCTACAGTCCCTAGAAGCACATAGCAAACGCCATATAAGCGAGAAAGTACCAAACTAGATAAGAGAACCCCATCTAAGTTAAAAGCCTTACATGCCTCTTTAAGCTTCAATAAATCGTTGTCTAGAATCCCTTCAAAAAACCATCCAGCTCGGAGCATGTCACTTGCTGGTCGGTTCACAATGCGCTTAGCTAACCAGTGTTGGTACACCGCTTCTAATTGCTCATCAGGAATAACCTTCTTAACAAAGCTCCCGTGTGAGGCTTTATCACGTTCGGTACCAATATTTGAGACAAAGTTTGTGTACGCCCCTGCATCGCCAATTGCATCGGGCTTTTTAGTTTCAGCCATAATTTCCTCTAATCAAATACAGTTGGCTTTTTTGCTAATGAATCATTAATTGCATCAATGGTCGGGTCCCACTGGTCGTCATGGTCATGTGACCAATCAGCAGTAAGGCCTTCAATTTCTTCAATGTAGTTCAAAAGCCACGGTGCATTAGCTGGTAACCAGACACGGCGTTCTTCAACATAAAGAATGACGTCCATTGTCCTTGATAGTTTGTCAGTACTTCGCTGAATCGCACGTATTGGTAAAGTGGTCTGCTTAGATATGGACTGAATTAAACCGGTACCACTCGCCTTATCCTCTACGGCCATATAACGAAGCTTGCCAATCTTTGTGTTACTGTCCTTGTGTTTATTGATAAAAGCTTTAGCTTCTTTCAATAGCTCTGGTGCTTCCCATTTGCCACGCTTCACATCGATGATGTAAAGGTTATTGTCATAGCCAAGACCAGCACATAAGAACACTGAAAAGTCATTATGCTCTTTGGTCTTCTGCGCCGTATCTGCCCAAATCGCACGCCATTTAAGAACAGGTAATTCAACATAACGGCCAAACCATTCAGCCTTAACAAGATCACCACCCAGCTTTTTAGGGTTTTGCATGTATTGGCTTGCAAAGGTGTAGCGTGACACTGTAGCACCGTCTTTATCTTCCCCACCTTTCTCCAGCTGAAGCAAAGAAAGTAAAGATTCTTTTAACGGCCAATAGCTTTGTCGACCTTTCTCATCACGTTCAACATCACGTGGAATTTTGCGCTGTATGTGCTCTGGTAGCTTACTGATGTACTCATCATCAATAAGTGCGGGAATACTGATCTGTTCCCAGTCACCAGGTACATTGCCAGTCAACACAAAGTTAGTCGGATCTTCAACGTGCAAACGTTGCATGATCAGAATAATTGGCGTGTCAGATTTAGCTTTACGAGAGTTGACCGTGTTTAGAATTTTACGGTTAGCTTTACGTCTAGCGGTCTGGCTAAATGCATCCTCAGGCTTTAATGGGTCATCAAGAATAATGGCACCGGTAAAGCCCTCATTAGCTAATGTACCAGCACGGCGACCCGTGACCTGCCCACCCATCGAAGCAGAATAAACATGACCTGCGTCATATCCATCGACTGTGGTTTTCCAACTAGACTTAGCGTCCGTACTGGTAGAGATCTTTACTGGCCATAAACTCTGAAAGTCTTCTGACTTAACAATATTTCTAGCTGTTGCAGATACATCCTCTACAAGTGATTGTGAGAAAGATAAATACAAGAACCGGGAACGAGCATTACGAGCTATACCACGGGCAATAAGATTAGTGAGTAATTCTGTCTTACCACTGCCCGGTGGAACGTTAATAACTAAGTTCTTAACCTTGCCCGCAATTACTTCGTCTATCTTGTCGGCAATATATTCATGATGCCAATTGACCGAAAATTTAAAGCCCATGCGAGGTAAGAAAAAACGCCGTGTAAAGAATAAATGTTCTTTCTCACAAAGCTCTCGCTCTAACTGCATTTCGAGCAGCTTAGTATTTACCTTGGAGTTCATCTAACACCTGCTTTATCTGTTCAGGCGTTGCGACAACTTGAGTAACATGTTGAGGTTGCAATGGTTGCCCATCTGCGCCCGTTAATTGGGTTTTACTTGTATTAGTAAATTGACCACCTACTTCTTTGGCAATTTGTTCTAACAGTCCTCTAACAGCCCTAACATTTCGAGAATTTTTGTAGACTAAATCATTCAATATTTTTAGGCGTACAGATAAATTTGCTGTTGGGATATGCTCAGGCTTATCTAAGAAATCCTTTCTCGCCAGATCAAACTCTGCTCTTAGTTCAGCACTAAGATCTTTACCAGCTCTTTTAGTAGGGTCATACGTCTCGACCTGTTGACGTGTCACATCAATGTTAAATTCTTCCTTGACGAGCGATACTGTTTCTTGAGGTGTATTAAATACAGCAAGTGACCGTACAATAAAGAGTTTTTGCTTTTTATTTAAAGATGCCATTTCTCTCTATCCGTCAAGGTACGTCAAGGAAGATAGGCAAAAAAAAGAGCCTCATGGCTCAATTGATTACGCAGTTTCCACAACATTTCGAAATATCTAAATCAGAAACAAACGGCGGGTTTTTAGCAACTTCAATAAGCCTCTTAACACTGTCATTTGCTCCCCAGCGTTTTACAACACCGATAAACTCTTCCACATCGTGACAGGCTAAATAGTGCTTTGGTAAGCCAGTATGATCACTGTAAATAATTTCACCGTCCGAGTCTCGCTCTACACCGATGTGATAAAGCTCATGTTCAAGCAAAGCACAGAACTCGCTATCGTTTGCCTTTTCACAAAAGCTTGCATCGATTGTGATTAAGTAAACTGGAACGAATCCGAACCAGTCGCGCATTTGCTGCTCTTGTCGGGCTTTCTTCCAGCCGCCTTGTTGAAACATAACCTTTTCACATTGGCCAAGCACCATACGCTTAGCTCTGGTATAAGCAGAAGAAGCCCATGCAAAAGCCAAGAAACCCTCATTGTCATGAAGCATCTCAGCGATATGGTCATGGTCTGGATTATGTAAAGGACCACCAAGCGTAAGAAAATTAGCAACTACCCATTGTTTTAAATCAGGTGCCGGTATTAAACGGAGTGCTTCCTCTTCTTCTGCCTGATCCATAAAATCAGTTGGAGGAAATGGTCTGATCTGATCCATTAAATATTTGCCTCTTTAAATTCTTTAGCCATTGGCTTGCGAAATGAGCTTGGATCTGTAATGGACCAGATTCATTAATCTTAAATCTTGGTGCTGCCTCTAACCGAACAACGGTATATCCCATTGATTCAGCAACATCGTAACGGTCCATACTCCACGCCTTTGTTGCCAGCTTGCCCTTTCGTCCACCTGACCAGGGACCGCCAGCAATTTCAACTAAAATACGATGTTCAATTAAATGAAAATCAAAACGCCAATGCTTTGTTGATTTAAACTGGAATTTCTTTTCGTATTTAATTTCCAGATTGTCTAAAGCTTCAGTAAATTCTTCCTCTGCCTCTAAGTACTTTTGAGTAGCTTTAGGTAGCGGTCTGGATTTAGGCTTGGTTTTAGGTTCTTTTTTCCGAGTAAGCCAAAAGTACTCTTTATCGTCCATTTATCTTGCCCATAAAAAAACCGCCCTAAGGCGGTGGCTAAACTCACAGGCAATATAGTATTACTTCTTAAAAGTTGCCTTATAAAGCTTTGAATTAAAGTAATCCGTAATTTCTTTACCTTCGTTTTGAATTTTTTCCTCATTTAAGGGTAAAAAATCTAATTCAGATTTGAAGCTCATATACTCTGGAATAAATTTCTTTATAGGCGGAGGTGGTTTAGGTCCACCTTCTGTAATTTTTTCGATAAATCCAGCTAACCATAAAATATACTCACCTTCTGAATTATGAGGAGGAATCAAACTCACATCTATTTTTACTTTACATTGGCTTTGTTGCACAAACCTATCTCTAAAGGCTTATTCCACAATATAATTTTCAAATGAATAAGTCGACACCAAAAATTTATCGCACAACCAATTGGTCTTCATATAACCGAGCTCTCATTAATCGTGGAAATATTGCCATTTGGTTTGATCCTGCTACGCAATGGTATGCCCCATCAAAAGGCAAACAAGGACGAAATCAAACTTACTCCGACGCAGCTATCCAATGCTGCCTAATGATTAAATCTCTCTTTCGATTATCTTTACGCATGGTCACTGGCTTTGTTCAAAGTCTCATCCATCTTTGTGGGTTAAATTGGATAGCGCCAGACTACACTACAATTTGTAGACGACAACAGCATATTGATATTGTGATTAGCTATCAAAAAAGTTGTGATGGACTATATCTAATCGTTGACTCTACAGGTCTGAAATTCTTAGGTGAG